TTGTCTACTATCTCTAGTAATTAATTGTCTATTATCCAAGTAGATAATATCACCCGACTGATTATTTATCTCAGATTGTGCTACCCCATTTTTAAACTCAACGCCAAGATCAATAACTTTAGTTCCTGTGGGATTTGTGGTTATACCACTGAAATTAGGATTTATTTTTACAGTATATGGAGTTAATCCATCAGCGTCAATTCCAGCAATATTCTGACCACTTGTAGGATCAAAATCATAAACTTGACCATTATTACCAGCAATACTACTAATACCTACGGTATCAGTTTGATCACCAGTAGAAGTATCAAAATACAAAGATCTATCTCTGTAATATTTTAAAACAGCTATTGGATTAGCATCATCAGTTGATATTTCATCAAAAGATACCACATATCCCCGTGCTTCACCAATTATTTCATCACTAGAACTTAGTATGGGTTGTTTTAATAAATCACCAATCCTTACTGATGATGCAGAAGGAAACTCATTTAAATATAAAGAAGAAACAGAAGAAAATTGAGTTTGTTGAAAAATTTCAGTTGATCCAATTGATGTTGGATTTTTAACAATTCCTATCTGTGCAAATTTAGTATCAATTGGAAAATCTTTAGTAGAATCATCAAATCTAGCATAAACTAGAACTCTATCAGCACCCAATTCTTTATAAATATCGGATCCATGACCTTTTGATGGTGGAATAATTGGAATTAATTCTGCATTAGGTACGGTTGGTTGAAGATCTTTTAAATTAAGAATAGCATAAGTATACCCTTTACCACCAACGGATACTTGTACATCGCTAATTTTAGTATCAGTCCCTACAGTTACAATAGCTTTTCCACCAGAACCATCTCCAACAATGTTAACCTCTGTTGCATCACCACCAGCATTTTTATAACCAATTCCCTGTTTTTCTACATATATTTCTTTAATTTGATTATTGTTAATATCAGCATTTCCATTATCTCTAACGTTTGCGATATTTGCGTCAGTATTAGTAGACCAATTATTGGGCAATGGTATAAATTCTGTGGCATCAAATTTTATGATATCACTTGGAGAAACTGTAAACAAATACTTCCAACGATACTCATCATCACTTGCACCAGTTGGTCTAAAAGGTTCTAAACCTGTTAAAGTTGGTTCATTTAAAGAACGATTACCTGTAGTATTAATACCAGATGATCCGTTACTAATACAAATATAAACATTAAAATCTTTATTAATTACATAATAATCAGCATCATATAATCTAGAAGTTGCTCCATTTGGTGCCTGATTATCATTTCCATAATCATGACGATACATATCGTATCTAGTATCTTTAGTCCACTGAACTTTTCTTATAACTCTTCTAACATTATCTGTAGTAATTTTTTTACCAAAAATCATAGTATCTTTAGTATGATTTAAGTAATTAAAATTATCTGTTGGTTTTACTCTATCAGTACTATTCCATTCAGAATCACTAGAATTTCTACCAAAAGCTACTGTTGATCTTACTGCAGCAGAGGGATTTGATAATCCGACAAACACATAATAAGAGTTTTCGGAATTATTTACATCTCCTAAAAAATTACCTGCGTTATTGATTCTAAACTGGTCTGTTACAATTGCCGACATTTTCTATAGACTTTTTTTCTTTATTTATACCATATTAAGTTGAATCCTTTATAGCACCTGTTTCTCTAAGTCCAGAATCTCTTCTTTGAACTCTAGGGAAGGTTGTCAATCCTGAATTGACGGTATTACCAGATACTGTGAGAGTAAGTGGATTTGTTGATGATCTTGTACCACCAGATAACTTACCCCAAGAGAATTTACCACAAATAGTGTTCTCTGTTGCAATACCAATAATTGAAGTATCTGTTTTTACTCCTGCAACAAATTCACCCAAATTGCTACTTGAACTTAAAGAACTAACAATGTAAATATTATCAAAGAATGTTGTACCAACACCCACGGGTGCACCTGATGATATTACAGTGGAAGTCGCACCAGAACCAACCGCAGTATCATATATGTAAATTGGATCTCCATTCGCTAATCCTGTAAATGCTCCTGATCCCTTATCAAGGAAGAATTTTATAGTTGAACTACTAAGAACTGTTATTCCTGTTACAATTCCAGAGAAACCAAAAGCAGTGGTAAATCCTGTAATTGTTTCAAACGGAGTGACTGGGACTGATGCTATTACGTTAGGTGTAGAAGAACTGGTATATCCAAGACCAGGATTAACAATATCAACTGAGGAAATAGAACCATCAGTTATTGTTCCTGTTGCTGTTGCTGTTTCTCCTGTTCCAACTGATCCATCACCTTTTATAAAGGTAGTAATACCAGTAGTTGGTATACCAACTGAAATAGATGTTGTTGCTCCAACATATCCACTTCCACCATCAGTAACAGTTATTGATTGAATTGTTCCAGCAGCAGATACAACTGCATTAAGATTAGCAGATTGTCTAGTAATAGATTCATCTGCTATTAGAGCACTCACTTTTGAAGGACTATCATAGAAGAAATTATCAACAGTATCAAGATAAACTGTAGTATCCACAGATGCCACATCTTTAATTATTCTTGCTTCTGGAAATACTAATGGTTCAATTAAAGGTCTAATCTTAGTAATTAGTTGACCAGCTATAAATTTATCAGATTTTTGTTTTACCCATCTAACAGGTTTAGAATTTACATCGTTAATTCCTTGAGCAAAATAGAATTCAGTCTCAACAGTATCTGCAGTTGTTATTCCAATAATTGTTCTTCTGTTTTGATCTTGATCTGATACAGTGTTACTCCCCAATATTTGAAGTTCATCACCAGTTTTAATTGATTCCTTAACATCTACAAAAGTGATATCAACATCTGATCCTTTATAGAAGAAAATAGATACGTCATCTTTATCATCTGGTGCTTCAGTGAATTGGAATCTTGTTCCACCATTAAAGATATAAGATTCTCCAGGATTTTGTAAAACACCATTAACAAATATTAATAATAATGATTGCATATCAATATTTGATCCTATTTTAGGTTGGAAAGAAACTAATTCTCCTTTAAAGTTTAATGGGAATACTGTTCTGGTTCCATCTTGAAGTTTTGAAATATCATCGATATAATCAAATTCACCAACATTCCAAGAACAGAAAGTATCTGTAAATACTTCATTTACGGTAAATTGAATTTCTGATAAAGGTGAAGATAATGACTTATCAGTAACTAATCCAACAGGCGTAAATACGTCACCTTTTCTAAATCCATATCCACTTCTAGTTGTTTCAAATGATTTTACTTCAAATAAAGTAGAACCAATACCAGTAGTATTACTACCACCAACATCTATGGTTAATAATAATCCAGTTCCAGTATCTGTTGTAGCACCAAGACCCACTCTTGAAACTCCTGTTACGGGTAGATTTTCGTATCTTGGAGATGGTGCCATAACAACTGGATTAATATATGAAGTTCCACCACCAACAACATTGAAAATTAAAGTTCCACCAATACCAACAGTTGCAGTTATAGTTGCACCAATTCCTGTTCCACCACCAGATCCAACATCAACAGTTAATGTATTTGTAGTTGTTGTTGATATTGATAAGTTAGTGTTATATGCTGGATCTGTTGTTCTAGGATATGGATGATCAGTTGCATATGCATCTTTATCACATCTGAATGTAAGAGACTCTGTTGTTATTCCTATCGTATTTGAAACTGTTAATCCATGATTTGCAATAGTTAGAACTAATAAACCTGATAATGAATCATAATCAGCATCAGTAGGTGTAAATTGTGCTCCTGTATTTGCAGTTATGGAACTAGTAGCAGAACCGACAAATCTATGTTGATAAACCTCATCAATAACATCAATATTAAAAATACCGTTTCCTGAGGTGCTTAATCCTGATCTATATCCAGATCCGTGGAAATCTCTTGTACCTACACCAACAGCAGTTATGGTTCCACTAGAATTAGTAAATGCTGTTACTGCTGCACCAGCTAAAGGTGCATATCCTAATCCACCACTATATCCAATAGAAATAATTTGTCCAGATCTAGGTAATTGATTTTGATTAACATCAAATTCACTTATTATTTGAGTTCCATCTGTAGAAGAAATTCCACTAAATACAAAACTTGTTATTCCTGCAGACTCACTAAAATCATAATTGTTTAAAGGATTTTGTTCTGTGGTTGGTCTTTGGAATATACCATTAATGGTTAGGAAACTACTACCAGTTGTAAGTCCAACTGTGTTTACTCCAGATATTGAAGTTCTAAATGTTTGTGCTATACCTGTGAATTCATGTGATATATCATCAAAAATAGCATTAGATGAATAATCCTGTCTCAAAAATACTCTTCCACTAAAAGTAGATCTACCTCGATCACGATTAGAATCGTCTCTTTCAGTAACATTAGTTCCTCTAGGTGGATTAGTAAAGAAAATACTATCACCAACTATATTGTATCCACCTTTAAATAATCTGACAGAAGAACCATCGGCATGAGTAGCTGCTGTAGAACCAATAGATGCCCTTGTAACGTCTATTAAATTTAAAGATCCAGTATTGGATATTGGACCAACACTTGTAGTTCCAAATCCAACATTATTAATCCTTACAAATTCATCATTTATTTTTAAAATATCATTAGTTACAATTGACGTAATTCCAGATAATGATATTATTGAAGTTGTAATTGAAACCTGACTACTAACATTATTTGCTACAGTGGTTGTTATAGGTGTAAACGATATTGGTGATTGGATAATATTATCAAGCGTGATTAATGCTTTTTCATTTTTCTTAAACATCTCTAATTGATGTCTATTTCCAGATCCTATAGTATTAAAAGTAACAGTAGACCCTCCTCTAGTTGTTGATAATCCAAATACATTTGAATTTGTTGTACCTGAAGGAAGAGATACATAAACCTCAGTAGGTAATGGATTTCCATTAGACATCACTAAAGATGAAGCACTAACGCCTTCTAAAGATGAACCAGGTGTGTATATTAATCTTTCATTTCTATTAAATAAATTATCTTCAATTGTAAATTGACCAGTAACAGTATTAAGACCTACAGATGGATTAAAGAAATTGGAAAATATTAAATTACCATTACTTCTTAATTTAAATGCACCAACACTAGACCTATCACCATTAAGTGAATTAAATTGTAATAATGATAAAGATTCTATAGATTTGCCATAAGTTAGAGATGGTGCTGTATTAATTAAATCTAATGCAGTATTAATAACTTCATTATATGATTGAACTTGTAAATCACCAACTCCTATAAAATTAGAATCAGGATGGAATTTCAAATTAAGATCGGTTCCACTAAATTCTGTAGAAAAAGTTCCAATTCCAACATCTGTTCCAATAGATATAAATGGATATTGTGTGATAAAACTATTAGATCCATCATGAGCTATTAAAACTTGATGAAGAGCACTAGTTTGACCTATTGAAACCCTAACAATACTCTTAACTGTCGTATCTTTTGATGTAGTAAATCCACATATAGTTGCTGTAGACCCTATACTTACAAATTTAGATTCTAATCTAGCTGAGTTTTCAGATCCATCTGATTGCTCATCTAATTTAAATCTATGAGTTCCAATGCCAGATGCTGTTGTACCAAAACCAACAATCTTAGATCTAACTAAAACTTGATTGGATCTATCATTTTCATAGTTTAAAGATAAAACTCCAGAATCAATTTCTGATGTAAATGTTCCTATTGAGTTTCCAGTATTAGTTTCTAATGAATAATTTGAAATATAAGAATTTGTTCCATCATGTGTTACATATAATTCTATTACATTATTTTCATTTGCAGTATCATCTTTTACCGAAATAGTAGCAAAATAAGATTCTATGGTGCTAATGTTGGATGATATTATAGTTGAAGTGCTAGAAGCAGAAACATTAGTATTGTTTCCAGTTAGACTAACAAATCCAAGATCAGTTGTTCCAACACCAACTCCTGTTAAAAATCTATTTTCTAAAATTTTGATATCAAGATCATTATTGAAAACATCGACTGGATTAAATTTCAATTTGTAATTATCATCATCATCTTTTTCTCCAATGATATCTACTATTTTAAATGCATTGTTAATAGAACTTTTTTCAATCGTATAGATGTCCTTATTGATAAAATCAACAGATGTTATTATTTCTGTTACCTGAAGTGTACTTGTGGTTTGTGCTATTCCAGTGCTAGGTAAAGGAACTTTAGTTTGAACTAAAAATCTATTAAAGGAGTCTGTGATTGACAATGTACCATCAGTTTTTGCATTATTAACGGAATCAGAAAATAGTGTACTGATGTCATCTATCTGTACAGCATTATTAGTATTACATTCAAAGAAATTAGCTAGTTTTTTATTTTGGAAATTAATAAATTTAGATCTTTTTGGATTGGATAAAATATTAACGTCTTTTACTAAATCAAAATTATCGATTGCATCAACTCTATTTTCAGATGATAAATCTCTTATTATTGTTGATGAATCAACAGATATTGTTGTACCTACACCAACTGAAGAAGAAATTCCAACATCAGCAAAGTTTTTAAGACCAGTTGTATGTAATAATTTATTTACAGGACTTACTAATTTAGTATATTCAATAGGACTCTGAATAGTGTATGATAAATTTTGATAATAATCATTATCGGGCAGCACCTGATAATCTTCATTTAATTTTCCAATATCATCAGACCAACCTTTTTCTTTTTTGGAGGAGTAGTCTACTATAAATTCTCCTTTATTTTGAAATAAACTATTAATTGTTGCTACTGATCCAGTAAATGCACCTTTTACTTTATCATTGACCTTTAAATTAAAACTACCAACAATTTTTATATAATTATTTGATACTTTATTTAATACAAGATCGACTCTTTCAAATGGTAGATTATTTCTAGAAACTAAAATATTTTCACCAACACTGAATGGTGAAAGATCTGTAGTAATATCAAATTTAGGATAATTATTAAAATTAATTACAGATCCAAAAGTTTGAAGAGTTTTAGCTAATCCAGGATTTGTTACTAATCCATCCAAATTAATTTCAAATTTAAATGGATTTGGATTAGATCCTCCTATAACTCTAGTTACTGGATAAAATTTAAATTGATTATTTGGAGAATTAAAAGTATTTCCATATTCATTTTCAACATTTTCAACAAACAAGGTATCTCCAACTTTAAATGGTGCAGAGGAGAATCCCAAAATAGGAGTTGCTAGTGTAAATGTTACTAATCCACTTAAGGTATCCGTAACAATCGTACCACCAATTGCAATATTGGTTATCTGTACTCCATTCGTATTATCTGTAGAAAATATTTGAACTTCTCCAACTCCTCTTGGAGGTGATATGATATCAACTGAATTGATTGATTGAGTTGCTTGACTTAATTTTGCTTCTAAAGAACCAGTGTTTACAACTTCTTTAGATTCTATATCTACAACGATTAAAGTCGGAGGTGTTAAATAATCTTTTCCACCATCTGAAACATTTACGGAAGTAATTTTATCGGAATTTTTTATTGTTATTACTGGACAAACATTCGCTAGTGGTTTTAATGTTTTATCCGATGCATATTCAAAACCAATATTTATTATCTCAGTATTTTCAATTTGATTACTACTGGTAGAATCTGGTAGGATTTTAGCATTAATTCCTGTAGTAGATGCAACACTTACAAATTTTGGTAATGCTTTATATCCTTCACCACCAAAATCTAAACGTACATTATTAATTGAACCTCTTTCTGTTTTTGAACTAGTAGAATATTCTAGAGTGTTTGTATTATCAGAAGTGTATAATAAATTTTCTGGTTTAACACTCAATCTAATATCAAAGGTTGTTTCACCAATTCCTACAATAGAGTAATCTCTATTATATTTACTGTTCTCATAAGATATTTTGGACCCATTAACAACATCAACATCAGATGTGCTTATAAAACCAGATTTTTCAACATTATAGAATAAATTCTGCGGATTAGTAGAAGAATAATTTAATGTCAGAGAAGCAGTAGATGTAACTCCAATTGTTCCAGATGTAGAAACAACATTAATTGTAGTTGCTCCTGTAGAAATAAAATCATTATCAAAATTTTGATCTTGATAGATTTTAAAATCTAAATTAGATAATGATGAGTCTGATAGATCAAAAACTAAATTATTATTTCTTGTTACTGAAATTGGTGGATTAATTAAAGATAATGTATGAGTTGCACCAATGGATATTATATTTACAACTTTTGGTGGTATTATATTTGAGTTATATAAAGTTTCTGCTAATTTTATTTGATTATCATCAATTTTATAAACAAAGTAACCTCCAGTTTCTAATCCACTAGCCACCTCTACGGCATCATAATAAACTTTATCTCCCGTTTTTAATCCATGAGAATTTAAAGTTATTGTATTTGTAGTTGTGTTAATTCCAGAAGTAAATCCAATTCCATTTATTAATAGACTATCGATTGTAGATTCATATTTAACTCTAACAGAAACAGAAGTTCCAATACCAACTGATTGGTTCGGTGCTATATTTAAACTGACAGTATCTCCTGCAGATAAACTATGGGATGTTGTTAGAGTAACTTTTGAATTTATTCTCTCTAAATTACCAGTTACTTGTGCAAAATTAGATTCAAATGCATATTCAAAATCATTATCACCATTAGAGTTAAAGAACAATCCGTTAGTTGTTGTCAGACCTACTTGAGTTGCAATTCCAATAAAATCTTTTGATTTGTTGATTGCAAATACAGTTTGACTACTTCCAGATAAAGGTAAACTGAATATACTACTGGAAGGATTGTTAGAAACTAATATGGATGATCCTCCAGAAGGTGGTTTTTTAAATGTTATTTCTTGTCCAGTTTTAAATGGGTGATTTGGTAAAAATATACTTGAATCAGGAATAGATACCTGTCTTGAAGTATCTCCAACGGATACAGTTACTGCTGAAGAGAAACCAACTGTAGATGCTAACCCTATAGACTCTCTAGGATTAAAATAAACTACATCGTTTAATTTAGAATCAAATGGAGCAGTTTTAAAGTTTATATCAAATGAACTAGGAATTAAATTTACTCTTGATGATAAAGTATGTGCTGTCCCTGTTACACCCCTTTTAACACGTAAAATATTTCTATCATCAAACTTATTAAGAACTAATAATTTTTCGGTTCCTATTCCAATGCTACTACCAACAGAAATAACATTTGTCTGATACACATAAATATCAGTTATTACTCCAGCAGTTGCATTTGAAGAAACTTCTTTATATAAAACTGTAGATTCAGATGTAATACCAGATACTATTTTATTTCCTGAAAGAGGTAGTCCATCCAAAGATGAAATATCTGTGGATAATCCAGATATTTCTAAATTATTCCCAACTGATAGTTGATGAGTATTTGGAACAAAAACAGAAACTATATTTTGACTTTTATGAGTAAAGATTACATTATTTAAAGCTTCAAAAGAAGTATCTACGTTAAATATGGGTTTACCATCTAACTTAGATACAGAAGCACTTATACCACCTCCATCTGTTCCACTATTATCAAAAGTTACAGTATCACCAATATTATAATTTTCACCAGATTTAATGATAGTTAAAGAATCTACTTTACCCTGAGATACTGCAGTAACTTTTGTCAATTGTGATAGTAATTCATCAGATTCGACAATAAAGTCATTATCAGCAAATTTATCTGATAGTTTATATGGAAATGTATTTCTAACTAATTTTGAATTATTAAAATTAAATGATTGTGATAATGTATTACCAGTATCTAATGTTTCTGGTATTGATCTGTAAGTATGACCAATAAAGTATGGAAACTTTGGTTTTTGAGTTACTGTGTCTATTCCTACAAAATAAGCATAAACACCATTTGGATATTCTGGAGTTTTACTAAATCTACCATTATGCTGATCTAAATCTGTTGTAGATGTTGGTGTATATGAAAAATCATCTGCAAAAAATCCAAGAGGGAAATTTAAATCCGATCTGTTTTCAATTGTAGAATTTATAGAATATCCTGTTTCTAGTATTTTTATACTAGAGTTAATATCTAAAGGATCGCTATATCCAAATGGACCATAAATTGGGTTTCCATCATAAGCCCATCCAACTATAGGAGAGTGATTACCACTTACTTGCCCAAATTCACTTTCTCCTATCTGAGTGGAATATCCAACAACAGAATATTTTAATCCATTATTAGACGCAATTAATTTTTCATTAGAATATTTTATATTGTATGCTATGGTAGTATCATCACTAGGATCAATAGATTGAATATTATTTAAATGCAATTCGTCAATTGATACATTAAATACTGCATTACTTCCTCTTGGAATTATGTTTATTCTTGTGTTGTCAAAAGTATAATTAGATCCACCATTTATAATTACAACATCAACAATTTTTAAAAATGTTTGTGAATTTTCATCTCTATCAATAACTGCTCTTAATTTAGCACCTACACCATCTCCAATAACTTCTAAATCAGGTGTAGAATGATATTCATCACCACCATCTTGAATGTTTACCTGTGTTATTTTTCCATTATCTATTAATACACTTAATGAAGGAGTTATATTTTTACTTGGTCTTGTTGTTCCATTTTTAACTACTATATTCGGTTTATTTTCATAATTTATAATATCGGTTCTTCCATAACCAGCTCCTTTATCATACAAAGATACATCTATTATTTCTCCCTGTACTACTGGAGTTATAACTATTTTCTCAGATGTAGAAACAGAGTATAAAGCATCTACTGTAATTTGAATATCAGGATATTTAAATAATTGATATCCAGTTCCTTTAGATTTGAAAGAAACATATTTTCCACTAATAAAGTTTGAATTATCAAATAATGTACCAACACCAACATTAGATACTCTAAAATTATTATCATCAATTTTAATAATTTTATATTGAGTTAAAGTGCTTAAACCAGTTATTGATTGTGGTGTTGTAGTACCCAATCCAACATGTGGTTTATATTCAACTATTTCACCATTAGAAAAACCATGATTGTTAAAGGTAACTATTGATTTTTCTGTGGATATTCCTATAGATGAATTGGCAAAAACTTTTCTATTTAAGTAAGGTTTTCCTGATTGTATGACTCTAACACCAGTTAAATTATTTTTAGCATCTTTTATTCTAAATTTATGAATACCATCTTTTGCAACTTCAGTAAATCCTATAGTATTAATACCACTAATATAATCATTTTCAGATCTGAAGAGTCTAACTGTTGATAATCCTATAACCTCTGGCCAATATGGTTGACCATCTATTAAAGATTCATCATTTGATACATTACTACCTTTAAAACTTCCTATACCTAATTGAGTGTTTTTATTTCTATCATAGATTAATATTTGACCAGAAACTAAATTATGGGGTTTTATAAAAGTTAGAGTTTCACTATTAGTATCAATTCCACCACCAAAAGCACTTGTTACTCCACTAAATTCTAAAACTCTATTTCTTCTTGAAAGGATCGGTTGTAATATAGCTTCCCCACTATTTCCACCAGTTATTTTTATAGAAGTAATATTTTCAATATCAAAATTTTGTTGATCGACTAATATTTCTCTAATATCACCACTTATAACAGGACTTGCTAGTGCTGGTGTTGATCCTGAAGAAACTATATCTATTAATGGTGGATTAATAATATCATAGTTAGTTCCAAACCCAACACATGAAAAATTACTTATTGAACCATAAAAAATACTATCAGTAGATCTACCATTTTCAATTTCAGTACCATCCTTTAACATTCCTACTGAACCAGGAATTGTTTTTACATTTTTACCTAAATTTTGTTTAACATCTATTGGAAATTTCTTTAATAACTTTTGCGACGTAATTTTTTTATCATAATGATCAGCTAAAATAAAATTATGTTGTGTATTTACATCTTTTGGAACACCAAACTCAATGAAAGAATTTGATGCAATAAAAGCAGGTGATTGAAATAATTTTATTTTATTCTTTGTTCCATCTACATTTTTTACAAAATAAAATCCTGAAGATATACCAACTAGTGGATTTGATTTAGGTTCGTAAAATATCTTATCTCCTGTTATAAACGGAACAGGATCGTCAAACGCTATTGTTGAATATTTGTCAGTTATTGTATTTTTATCTTGTATTGTGTCGTTTTCAACTACTGAGGAAATACCAGATATACCAATATTTTTAGTAATTTGATATGATGGCAGTGATCCACTCGCAACATATAAATTTTCATCAGATTCATTGTATACATTTTGAACATCTGATGTTAAATCTGTAAATTCAAGAAGATCGTTCGCACTAGACGCTGTTTTAAGAACTCTTCTAATTGAATATTGAGTTGAAATTCCTAGATTTTGTCCATTATCTGATATTTGTTTATTAAGTGTTACAGTATTATTTTGTTTGGATATACCGCTAATTGTTGCAGTATCAATAACTCTTCCTAAAGAAAATGGATCACTAGTTTTCTTTATAAATTGAATCGTATCACCTTTTTTTAAACTTGAGTCTTCAATTGTTGACCTTAATTTAAAAGTTGATATTTTACCACTAATTGTTTCCTCAGTATCATAAGTGCTAGATGTATTATAAATCCAAGAGTTTGCAAATATTTCTTTTTGAGTTTTATCAATATTAGGATTTTCAATTATTTCTCCAATACTTTTAACAGTAATTGTTTCACCTTCTAAAGAAAGTTTATTACTAACGGAAGGAATAAATTCTTTTAAAACTCCAGTTAATCTCAATTCAACTTTTTTAGTTAAATCTCCATCTTCAAATCCAAAAACATTATCGTCTGCAATTAGATTATCACCTAAAGATATATCACTATCAATATTAGAACAATTTAAAAATTGATTTACAGTTTTGTCGGTATACTGAATATTAGTATTAAATCCGCAAATTACAGTACCAGTTGCACCAAAACCAATAGTAGAATCAACTGTTATGACTTTTGAATTTTTACTTATATCTTTAACGACTTTAGTTTTACCTGTTACATCAAAAATTCCAGTTATAAATTCTTCATCATTAAAACCAACAAATATATCCAAAATAAAATATTCACTTGAAGTAGATATTCCACTTACTCCAGTTAATTGCTCAACCTCAGAAATTGAAGCAGTAGTTTCTGAATCTGTCGATCTGGTTATTGTTTGTCCTTGTAATTTTAAAGGATTTCCAGATAATTTCTCTGCTACTATTCTTTCACGTCTTACGTATCTTGCCGAAGATGGTTTTACTAAGTATTTTTCTAGATCAATTACCTTTGGATTTACTCCATATAAAATATTAAATAAAATTCTAAATGATTCTTCTGTACCTTTTGCTTCATAAAAGGTTCTTGCTTCTTTTATAAAATTATTTACATCTAATTCTGATACAAAATCAGAGTTTTCTAATCCAGGTGTAAATACAATTTTTAATTTTTTATAAAATTCTTGTAAAAATAATGCACTTAAATTTTGTACTTTAGATCCTGTAACATGAGTTCCTGCAGAGGAGTCTGAAAAAATTATCTCTGATGGATTATTAATATCTCTATATGATGTTATTCCACTGAATCCACGCTCACATCCAGTAAAACTATTTGTTGTACTTCCAGTATAAGTTATAATTTCATCGCCAATCTTTAAAAGACCATATTCATTTGGATATCCTTTTGTAGATGTAACTGATATAGTTTTATCTGCAGTTCCAATGCCAACTGAAAGATTAGTATGCCCTTTAATAACTTCGGGTGTTAAGTTATCTAATTTTAAATACTGATCAAGATTATCTACTAAGTCTATAGGACCACTAGTATATTCCTGAGAAATATAATATTGTTTTAAAAAGTCTGCAGTTTTTGGACTTTCAGATAAAATAAATTCTGGGAGTTGATTTTCAATTATTTGTTGAACTTTAACTCTTTTATCAATACCAGTGCTTATCATATTATCCCCTTATTAATTCTCCGTTTGTGTAACTTGATGTAACCTTAAACCCGACACCAGATATTTGATCACCTGATGAAATAGTGTCCTTAACCATATTTATCGTGCTGTCAGCAATGTTAAATTTTAGGTATAAATCCTGAAGTCCGATAACATCATTTGATTCTGGGAAAGCTTGAATTTCTATAATATTATTTTGTCTTTCTGTTGAGGTTATATTAATTGTTGTTAAATTAATCTCACCTTTTATGTAATCTACAGTTCCTGCATTTTCAACTATAACTATTCTTTGATTGTTAACACTCTCTCTTCTAACAATAGAGATAACTCCTGTTTTTTTATCAGTATTTGGAGTGTCTGTGAAAAATACAATTGAAGATTCGCCAGATATTGTAAATCCAGTGCTTTTAATATTTAAACCCTCAGGTTTAACGTTAAATTGATTACCAAAACAAATTTCATATTGTGCAAATTGATTTATAAGTGCGTTTAAATTTCTTCTAATTCGTATTCTTGTAATATTTGAAGTTATAGAGTCTTCTATATTATCAATTACAGTCAAAACTTTACTATATTTAAATCTACCACCAAATTTATTAATTTCAGTAGATTTAGAGTATTTTGTTAGACCATTAATTACATTTGTTTTTAATCCATCTATATCTTTAACCTTTGAGGAGTTATAATAGATGAAAGATTCCAATTCAATATGAAGAATTTTAAGATCTAGTATCTTTTGATTAATTCCTGTTAAAGAATAGTTTTTTAAATCTGATAAAATTCTATTTTTGTCAAAATCTGATACAAAATCACCATTTTGAGGTTTTATTGTAATAAAGACAGTTCCAAATTGAGGTGGATCAATTTCTTCTCCACCAACTACTGAAACACTTTCAGTATTTGGATAAATTTGTTGTATTATTGCCTCATAATCTCTTGCTGTAACCGCCCTGTACTGTGATGAGTAAAGTCTAGGTGCAAAATACTTAATAGAGTCTATAGACTCAATATCACCGCCATTAGAAGCACCTGAGATCACTCTTACATTGGGAGTAGTAGTTAAAACAGCAGAAGATCCATTAGAAGTTTCTATCGTTCCTGCAAATGAAAACGATGATGGACCATTACCATCTTTTCCATCAGTGATTATGTAACTAACATCTATAGTTTTTTCATTTTCTAATTTTCTACCAAAAATACCATCACCAAAGAGAAGTTCATACCTTTCATCTTGAACTTCTTGAAGTAAAAATGTTGATGATGTTGGTTTAATGTTTAAAATATTATCTACTTTCGTAAATAACACTCCTTTGTCTGCTTCTTGATTACTATCCCTTACAAAAACTACAATTGTTGATGTATCGATAGATGGGTTGTCTAATATAAATCTTTGATCTAAAGATCCATCAACGGTAAATGATTTTTTTAAATATGTACCTTGTAAAACTTCAATCGAACTAAAATTAGCTGTATATCCTGTAACATTATTATCGGTATCAAATGTTGTTGTTGTAGTGGTAGTTATATCCTCTGGAATCGAAAATGTATATGTTATGTTATTACCTGAACCAATGCATACTAGACCTGCTTTGAGGGTCACTGAAGAGGGTTGTGTTGTATCTGCAGATGCAACATTTATTATATCTACAGTTGCTTTTGCTGCAGTTTTTGATCTAGGAACATATCCAATGTTTCTTGCGAGTGAAACTACATTTTCTCTTACTGTTGCAGAATCTAAAAACGACTCATTAACAACCAAATTGGAGTTAACAGCAGTTATGTAAGTATTATACGCTAAAGTATCAATTAAAACTGAAAAATTAGACCCTTCAAAGTCAAAATCACTAAAATCTGAGTTTGCACGTAGATAATCCTTTATCGACGTTTTTATTTGGTCAAAATCTAAGTTTGAAAATTTAGTAAATGGCATATTATCTTGAGGCTTCTAATATGAACTGG